TAAATATAAAGGAGGTCAAATATGACACAAATTAAATTTGTAAAAGAAATACCAATAATTAATGGGACGTATAAAAAAGATACTCCCCACGGAGAGATTGGCTATCAAAAATGGTTAGTTCGTAAAACATATGAAGTTGAAATGGAATATGAAATAACTTCTAAAACAAAAGCAGAAGCCGAAGATCTTCTCGAAAGAAAAGAGTGTGTTAAAGTTGAAGAGGTTGATGAATATGGGGAAACTTATAGAGAGACTATTAGAGGTAGCCATGTTAATGATATGTCTGGTGATGAACCTGTGGAATGGAAGAAGATTGGAGAGTGTGTTCCACGTGATGATGAAGATATAGATACAGGTAAAAGATTCTTAAACTATGAAGACCCTGATTGGGTTTCAGATGATTATGAATGGGTTAAAAATGAAGATGGTACAAACATAACTAAATAGGAGGATATAATGTACTTAGAAAAAGCACATGTAAAAGTAATAGGTACCAAGTATGGTAGTGGGCCTAAAGAAAAAGATAAGAAAGGAGCAATATTATCAGAGTTTAAATTTGATGATGGTATTCAGTGCAAAGACTTATCTAAATTTCTAGAAGACTTACAAGAGAATCAACATCACAGATTTTGTGGTATGACAACTTGTAATATAGTAATAGATACAACCGAGGAGTAATATGACAGATGTACCAATACTTGATAAAGGTATAGATGATTGGGGTGAAGATGAGCAGGAGAAGGCTTATGATAAACTTCAATTATTGAAGCAGGACTTTGAAGGCATACCTACAAAGTTATATATAAATGAAGATGAAGAACTACAGAGTTATATGATGTGGTTTGCTCGTTTGGAAAATCTTCCGTATGAGTTAACTGAGGGGGAGACTAGGGTATGTTAGGACCAATTGTCGCAGGTATAATTGAGATAGCTTTTTTCGTTGCTTTCTGGTACTGTATAGTATATGCTATACTACATTAGTACTTGACAAAACCTATAAAGTATGATATAAGGATAATTAACAATAAGGAGGCTATATGAATAATGAAATAGCAAATATAAAAAACATGTCCGATGAACAAATTAAACAAGCCATTGGACAGGATGATGGTTCTAGTAATGGTATAAGAATACCAAGACTTGGAATCAATCGTTCACCTGAAGATGATGATGGTAATCAATTACCAGTAGGGCACTTGTTCACTTATGATTCAAGTGTAGGCCAAAATGTTTTTGGTAAACCAGTTACCTTCAGACCTTTTCTTAGTGCAATGCAGTACATGCATTATAATCCTGAGAAAGGAGAGTATGTAAATCGTTCTATAATTTTCAAAAATTGGAAAGAGGAAGCGATTGATATACTAGGTGGTGTAAAATGTGGTAAGGTTCCTTTTAAGGAAAGACCATCACTTACACCAGAACAATTAGCAGAGCAGAGAACTATAAGATGTTATAGATTATTGTATGGTATCTTATCTTTTAAAGGTACGAAAGCAAATGGTGAAGATCATACACTTGCTAACCTACCTGTATTATGGAGAGTTACAGGTACAGCCTTTTCTCCTGTAGGTTCTGCATTGGATCAAGTTAATAAACGTAAAAAACTTATGTTTACTACTACGTTTTCAATTGATTCTAAAAGACAGAAAAAGGGTGGTAATGTATATTACACACCAGAGATTTCTGTTAATGCTGATGCTAATTTACAAATGTCTAAAGAAGATATGGAAACTTTATCTGTGTTCCAAGATATTATTAATACAGAGAATAGTGAGGTTGTTGAACTTTATAAAGCTGCCAAGAAAGGTCAATCTACATCTTCTGATGGTGAGTCAGCAAAGGTAGTTAAACAAGTTGAAGATCCAGTTGAAGTGTTGTCTAATTAATGAGTGATATAATTAACAAAGTTCAAATGTATTTGAATCAGGTTTCAAAAGAGCCTGTTAAAATTTCTGATAAACTTGTTGAAGAGTTTGGTGAGGCGTGTAAAAACGCCTTACGCAAACAGTTTACAGAAGAACGAAGGTCTGGTTTTAAACCTCGAATGTCTAATGTGGGGAGACCCTTGTGCCAATTACAAATGGAAGCACAGAATATAAAAGGTGAAGGTCAACCTTATAATGTTAAAATGAGAAATACATTTGGGGATTTAATTGAAGCCTTATCTATATTTGTTTTAAAATCAGCAGGAGTAAAAATAGAAGATGAACAAAAAAATGTTAAGTATAAGTTTAATGGGTCAGCCATTGAAGGAAGGTATGATGTTAAAATTAATAAAAAGATTTGGGATATTAAGAGTGCGTCACCTTATTCCTTTAAAAATAAATTTGGAGAAGCGGGTGGCTTTGAAGCAGTAGTTAAGGACGATGCTTTTGGATATGTCTCTCAAGGATATTTATATAGTGAGAGTGAGGAGATACCATTTGGTGGATGGATTGTAATTAATAAATCTACAGGAGAATGGCTAACTTGCGAAGCACCACTGGCAGATGATGAATATAAAACTACAGCAATTAAAAATGCTAAAAATAATATGAAAAGTATTACTGAAAAGAAACCTTTTAAAAAATGCTATTCAGAAATCGAAGAAACATTTAGAACAAAGAAAACAGGTAATAAAATTTTGGGCTTTGTATGTTCCTTTTGCCCATACAAACTTCCTTGTTGGGGAAGCGAATTGCAGTTGTTGCCACAGCAACAGTCGCAAGGTAAAAACCCTAAATGGGTTTGGTATACTGAAGTAAATAATCCTAAAAAGGATAAGACTTTAGGGAATGATGGGGGGTAGTTTTGAGGGGTCTACTCTCCGTCAATACCAATGATGTTATACTTTGTATTATTTAAAAAGAAAAAGGATAAAGAATACAGAATGTTTACAAATGTAATATTTAATACTGAAAAAGAGGCAGAAGATTTTGGTAGAAAAAGTATGAAGAGGGGATTTGAATATAAAATTGTAGAATACAATAATGAAAATGTTGAAAAGTATTGGTATAAATGATAAAGGATAAAAAATTTGATACGTTAAACTCAATAAAAGTTTTAGTCACTCCATGGGAAAAGGGCTTTACCTGTGGTATAATAATGGATAGTAAAGCCAAAATGTCTACTGAACAATATGAACTCTGTTCAACGATTGCAAGGGGAATGATTAAAATGGCGACATCAGATCCACATACAACTTTCTTGTATGGTTTAAGAGGATTTGCTGATGACAAAAAAAACAATAGGAGTATGCCAATAAATTCTATAGCTGAATTTGATAAGGAAGATAATATTATAGACTTTATTGAATACTTAAAAAAGAAAAGAGATAAGGAGTTAAACTAATGGCAACACATTTAGTGATGGGTGATCCTCATTGTACACCTAAAGCAAACAATGATAGATTTCTGTGGGCAGGTAAGCTTGCACGAGATCTAAAACCTAATACTATAATTTGTATGGGAGATCTATCAAGTATGGATTCTCTTTCAAGTTATGATAGAGGAAAAAAATCCTTTGAGGGCAGAAGATATAAAAAGGATATTGACCATGCACATGACGCATTGGAAAAATTTAATAAAGGTCTTAACGGTAAACGACCAAGAAAAGTCATGCTACTTGGTAATCATGAAGATAGAATAGATAGGATAGTAGAGGAAACCCCAGAACTTGATGGGGCAATTAGTATAGAAGATCTTAAATTTAAGGAGTTTGGTTGGGAAGTTATTCCTTATCAAAAACCATTGGCCATTGATGGTGTTCACTATTGTCATAATTACCCTACGGGTGTTATGGGTAAACCTGTTAGTGGGGATAACATTGCTCGTTCACTTTTATTAAAAAATAAAGTATCTTCTACAGTAGGACACTGCCATCTGTTTGACTATTCAATATGTACAACACCTTTGGGTAGAAAAGTAATGGGATTATCTGCTGGATGTTATTTACATCACAAAGAAGAGTATGCTAAAAGTACCCAACGATTATGGTGGAGTGGTTTAATAATTAAACGTAATGTTCATAATGGTGAATATGATATAGAAACTATTGAGTATAATTCAATTAAGAGGAAATATGGTAGACGATAAGGTTAATTCACCTGCTCATTATAAATATGGTAAGAAAGAAACTATAGAAGTTATACGAGACTGTATGACTGGTGATGAATATCATGGGTACCTTAAAGGAAATGTTTTGAAATATGTTTCTCGTTATAAATTCAAAGGAGAACCATTAGAAGATTTACAAAAAGCTAATTGGTATTTAAATAGATTAATAAAGGAGGTCAGTAATGGGACGAGTTAAACAAGCAAT